ACAAGCATCAAGTGCTACATCAAAATTTTCACAAGGGCTTAATAACATATATAAAGGATCTATTGTTATTGCCTTTGATGCCGGTTATACATGCACTAAAGCAGAAAAAAATTATAAGTTTCTTAGTCATCAAAGTATTACCTCTGAACAATTGGATTCTTACAGAATGATTATTGAAGCCAGTGTAAAGTCTTATCCAGGAGCCGGACACATTGGACTGGAATTATTGTCAGAAATAGTGGCAAAAGAACTTGGTTTTAAATTTGGAAGGTCTTTAGCATTAGGGCCTGGATTTAATGCAGAAAAATATAGAGAAAATTTAATGGCTGGTGCTGATCCAAAGGCATATGTGCGAACCGTCCAACGGCTTGATCTTTAGAAAGAAAATAAATGGCAGAAGTAGATAATTTAGAAGACATTCCTGTAGATAAAAGTCCTACAGATGGATTTGTAGATTTTCAAGGTGAATTTCCGTTAAGACAATATGCGGGAAAACAATCTACAAACCTAGAAGCTCGTGGTATTGAAGAGAATAAAATACCTTACGGTGGTGGTGATAAAGGAATAAATTTAGAATTACTTGATCAAGCTTCTTCTGAATATCCTTACAATCAAGTAAGAAGAACTACTGGTGGTCATGTTACTGAATTTGACGACACGCCTGGTCGTGAGAAAATTCTCATTAAACATAAGAGCGGCACCGGTCTAGAGTTTCAGCCTGATGGTACAATTCTTATGTACAGTTCTAAAAATACTGTGCGTGTTACTGCAGGTGATGAGAAAGTTATTATTGAAGGTGATGGCGATGTAACATATCATGGTAACCTTAAGTTAAGAGTTGATGGTAATTTTGATTTAGATGTGGGCGGCGATTTTAATGTTACAGTGGCAGGTGATAAATCAGAAGATATAAAAGGTGGTATTCGCCAAGATGTAAATGGTAATGTGCAAGCGCTTATTAATGGTAATGTCACTACGCAAATTACAAAGAATGAAACTCGAGCGGTTTGGGGAGATCAGGATACTTTTGTGCGAGGCAATAAGTCAAACCTTGTACAAGGTGTATTGGAAAATGCTTCAAAGGATGTTATGCTCATGACATCTGAAGAACAGCTTAGTGCGTCATCTCCTAATATTAATATTGCTGCAACGAATCTTTCTGCATTTGGTGCAACGGGCACAATAGGCGGTGATCAGATTGTTTATTATGGAACTACAGCGCATATTGATCGAGTAAATTCTACATCTATGCATGCCACAACATTTCACGGAACACTGAATGGTAAAGCATCATTTGCAGCAAAGGCAGATGAGGCTGGTTCAGCGCCACCTGGAACCGGCTCCGGCGGTGGTACACAAACGATTGAAACTGCTACAAATGTAACCACCACAGAATTCACTACATCATTGGCCTCAGACTATTTAACAAAGCATGAGAACGCCGTAAAAGAAATATTGATCGATCCTGGTAATAAACTTTATAATCAAATTAATCGTGATGCAGATTATGGTGGTGTTTCTGATAGAACATTAACAACCGCAGAAGTCAGATCAAAATTAAGAGATCCTGCCAATCAGAAAAATGAAACGTTTATTGGTACTGCAATGGCCGAAGGACTAATACACGTAACATTTTCAAATGCCGCTCCTAATGATATAGATCGTATTGAAAGTAGAGAATCAACAGTGCGTAGAGCTCAGTCTAAGAAAGTTCTCGGTAAAAATCCTGGCGGTGAAGCGAAAAGATTTAAAGGATCTGTACTGAACGGTAAGAGAAATGTAGTTATTGCAGATTTTTACAAACCTGATGGTAAGACTCCGACTTCTCGCACTGAACTCGCTCAGGGCATTGTCATTGGTAGATATCTTGGAGGATACGGAGATTCTATTACATTCGATCATGTAATTGAAAATAGTGAAAAAATAAAAATTGCACGTAATCTTTTATTAAACGCGAATGCAAACAGAGCAATTATGGTAGATAATGACGTATATAGTGAACATCGTCTTGTAGTTGCTGAAGGATTATATCGACCATACGTAAACGAAACTGTGACTACCGGAAGTGTAAATTATTATAAAGAAAGAGGTCAATGTGTAGTTTATGAATTGCATAATAGAACAGGTAATATTGATCTTAAGAAAACATTTGATCTTGCATCTTGGTGGAAAGATTCGTTACAGTTTCAAAAGTTAATTCTGAGCTATGACACCTTTAATCCGACAGGTGCACTGACTGCACAGTTGATTTTGATTATGCCAGAATTAAGTTCGAGTTATGAAGCCACATTCGATAATTTAATTGAAACACGTTATAATAACTTCGTACAAAGCACAAATGAGATTGTCGAATGTCTGTAAAAGGATATAAATAGTAACACTATGGCAGTAACAAAAGCATTTTCAATTGAAGACGGTAATCTTGCAACAAAGACATTAGTCGTTGCAAGGGAACAAACGTATTCTGATATTGACTTGTCTTTTACAGCAAAACCTGCCGGAGATATCTATAAGAAGCTTGAAGCTGCAGATGTAAAACAGTCTGTGAAAAATCTTCTTATGACAAACTATACTGAAAAACCTTTTAGAATGAATTTTGGTGGGAATCTTAGTGATTTTATTTTTGAATTAGATACTGACACTGACTTTGATTTACTCGCAGAAAGAATTATAGAAGCTGTAGACTTATATGAGCCAAGAGCACAAGTATTAAAGGTAGATGGAAATATCTATCCAGATAGAAATGAAGTAAAAGTTACAGTTGAATTCCAGGTATTAAGTACATCTGAATTGGTAGTACTCGATTTAACGTTGACAAGGTTAAGATAAATGGCAACAAGTACAGTAAGATCAGCAGATCTAGATTTTAATAATATCAAAGCACGACTTAAAGATTATCTTAAGAATCAACCTGAGTTTTCAAGTTATGACTTCGAAGCAACTGGTATGTCAAACATTCTTGACGTTCTTGCTTACAATACACACGTCAATGGTCTTACAGCAAACTTTGCGTTAAATGAATCATTTTTAAGTACGGCACAGCTCAGAAGTTCTGTTATATCTCATGCACAAATGTTAGGATATCAGACTCGTTCTCGTACTGCAGCAAATGCTTTGATTAATTTAAGCGTGAATCTTTCAAGTGTATCAAACAGACCCTCAAAATTACAAATAGAAAAAGGTAAACAGTTCTCAAGTTCAATTGATGATGTAAGTTATATCTTTAGAACTCGTGAAACAGTTTATGCTAGTGATGATGGATTCGGTTTATATACATTTAAGACCAGCAATGGTAGCACTAATATTCCGATTTATGAAGGGGTTGAAAAAACTAAAACATTCATTGTCGGTGAAAAAACAGAACGACAAGTTTACATTATACCTGATGAAACTATTGATACTCTTACAGCAGATGTTGTTGTATACGAAACTGTAAGTTCTTCTAATTTTACTACATATACTCCATTATCACAAGCAATTCAAATCGATGCTAACACTACACACTTTTCAATTCACGAATCTCCGAATGGATTCTATGAATTAAACTTTGGCGACGGGACTTCGTTTGGTAAATCGCCAGAGCCTGGTGAAAAAGTTGAAGTGAAATATCTTTCATGTAAAGGAGCAACAGCAAATAACGGCACAGTGTTTATTCCTACATCTGGAATTGAAGTAAATGGAGTCGAATATACTCTTGCTGTTGTTACAAACACTGAATCTTCTGGAGGAGCTGCAAAGCAATCTATAGAATCAATACGACAGCTTGCACCTGTTGCATATGCAGGTCAACAGAGACTTGTAACATCTCTTGATTATAAAGCTATGATCGAAACAAACTTTCCGCAAGTATCATCAGCATCTGTATGGAGCGGTGATGAGAATGTTCCGATTGATTATGGTAAAGTTTTCATATCAATTAATTTTACTGATGGAACCTCATCTTCTGTGCAACAGGCCGTAAAAGACGCCATTGTTACAAATTATTCAAATAATCTTTCAGTGATGTCAATTAAACCTGAATTTGTAAATCCTGAATATGTCTTTCTTGAACTGAATGATAACTTTCAATTTGATCCTGGTCTTACTGGTCTTACATTAGGAGCAATTGAGACTGAAGTGTATAACTACATTAAATCATATTTTGATGGCTTCCTAAGGGATTTCGGTCAAGTATTCCGAAAATCAAATCTTGCAACAGAAATTGATGCATTAGATAAATCAATATTATCGAATGATATTGATGTGAAAATACAAATGCGTTTACCGGTGGCTCTAAATGTTTCAAATACACAAACGCTTTACTTCCCTGTTCCTATTGCCACTCCTGATGATGTTTTCCATAGAATTCAAACGGATACATTTGAATTTAATGGTATACCTGCACAGATTAAAAATCAATTAAATACTACAACTTTGCAAGTGTTTGATCTTGATGGTAATGTTTTACTTGATAATGTTGGTGGATATAATCCGGCAAATGGTCATGTATCAATTATTGGATTTACTCCAAGTCAGGTTATTAGTGGCAATACTTATATTAAGGTTAGCGCTCTACCTCAAGATGATGGTAAAATAGAACCTTTAAGAAATTATATCCTCGCTCTTGATAAAGATAAATCATCTGCAACAGCAAAAACAGACAGGCAAACACCAAATCTACAAGTTAGTATCTAATGGCAAACTTTGAAACAAGAAAAGAATTTCTGAGAATTGATCCAAACTTTAGAAAGAGTTTGGTGCAGGAAGTATTACCTGAATATTTTCAGACATCGTATCCAAATCTTATAGCATTCTTAGATGGTTATTATGAATGGCTAGATTCTGATGAGAACGTAGGTGGCGCAATTGCTGAACTACACACTGTAAGAGACTTACAAGATTCTACTCTGAAAAGACTTGATTTTGTTTTTGATGAACTTGCACTTGGTATATCAGAAAGTCAGTTTCTATTTCCAAGAGAAGCACTTAGAAATTTTGGTAATTTCTTTAGAGTAAAAGGTTCTCTTTATTCTGCAGATGGATTCTTTAGAGCCTTCTTCAACGAAGACATCGAAGTTACATATCCAAAAGAATCTATTCTTAAAATTGGTGTAGATCCGATTGGGCCAGAGCAGGCTTTCGTTCTCACTGACGGTCGATTGTATCAGATTTTATCAATACTTATTAAATCACCAATATCACTGAATACTTGGGAACAACTATATCGCAAGTTTGTTCATCCAACTGGATTCTATCTTGGTGCTCAAACTGTTATTGAAGGCCAAGGTTCTGTAATTATCTCAACAACTACGTCTGATCCAGATCCGGATCCAACGCTGAAGATTATTGGATCAGCTTCCTTTACTATAGTTGCTGAGAATGATACTACTATTTTAATTCCTGATGATGGTGGTGATTCTGATGGATGTCCACAACGGATGAATCCATTACGTACCATTGATTTTTACGATGGTGCTACAAATACTATGCAATACTTTACGACATGGTACAGTAATCTAGATGAATGGGGTGGATTCCCTCGAGATGGATTAACATTTGATGATTATGCAGACTCTGCAGGCGCATCTGCAATGAGATTTGATAATACATATGAAACAATGGATCATCGCATATATGAAACATTCTGTGTACCTTATGTCGATAATGGCCATATTGCAGATAACAGTCAATTAACAATTGGTCAATATGTCGTTGAAGTTCTGTAAAACCAATATAAATAACAATAATTCAATTTGTAGGATTTAATATGGGCAAGCAAATAGTTAATGTCGGAACTACCGGTAATGATGGAACCGGTGATGATCTACGAACAGCCGGCAATAAAATTAATGATAATTTTAATGAGCTTTATACTGATGTAAGAGCTTTGCAAGTTGCTAGTGGTGTTTCATCTACATCTTTTGGTGTATATTTTGATAGTAATCAAATTAGTTGGGAAGGCACCACTGCAGATTCATTTGAAACAGCATTAAGCGTTGTTGATCCTACAAAAGATAACACTATTTTATTACCAGATTCAAGCGGTACTCTTGTTCTCGATACTAACATTGGAGCTGTAGTGAATGCAGCTACTATTGGTATTATTAATAGTACCGTTGATTCAAATTATATTGCATTGCGTACAGGTGTTGCTCAAGACTCAGGTGCAACTCTTCTTATCGTTTTAGCAAATTCTATTGATTCAGGAGACATTCCACTTCTTGTCGATAGCGCATATGTACAAGCACGACAACTTGCTGGTACAGATCAAGCTCTTTGGGACAAACTAGATAGTATTGGCGGTAATGTATCGCCAGCTGCAGATAGCGAATATGATCTTGGAGATTCACAACGTAGATGGCGAGATCTATGGTTGAGTGGTAATACAATTCATCTCGGCGATGCTACAATTACAAACAATGGTTCTGAGGTAGCATTCGGTCGACCGATTACGGCCAATATTAAAGTTCAAAATTCTATGGATCTACAAGGAAACTCATTTGTAGATTCAAATGGAATGAACATGCGGTCTCCTAAATTTAATTTTGGTACAATTGATGGAGTTCAGTATATACACTTCAATCAATCAGCACCACAAATCAGAATAGGCGATTCAGATACACCTGCCGGTTATATACAATTGGGTCATAATGCGACAGATAACGGTTCTGTTGGTAAAGGCACTATGCATTATAACTCGACAGATAACACATTTAATTTTAAAGACAGCGAAGGTTGGTTCTCTCTACCTCGTACTGCATTTGATTCAGCAGATGTAATATCTACTATTGACAGTGCTTATGTGAAAGCAAGAGCTGTAGAACCTGATCTTAGGTCTTACACTGTTGCAACAGTGCCAAACTCACCACCAAATGGTAATTTAATTTTTGTAAGTAACGGTAACTCAGGTGCCGCATGTCTGGCAGTATATGACAGTGATGCGGGATTCTATAAGAGAATCGTACTTGGAGCCCAGATTAGTACTTAATAGGATATAAAAAATGCCAGCAATTGTAACAGACGCACTAAGAAGACAAATTGCACAAGACTTCTTTGATCAATTTACAAACGATACACGAAAGTATTATATCGGTGTAGGTCGGTCAGAGCAGTGGGATTCTTCAGATACGGTACCAACGCCTACAAATACTCCAACGACTGTTGAAGCATTTCGTAATAGCTTACAGTCAGTAAAGAAAGTTGAAGCAACTTCATTAGTTGTGCCACGTAATAACTGGTCATCAGGTAGAATTTATTCGCAATACGATGATCAACAGGGTGGATATCCAACTCAGCCATATTACATTATGAATGAATCACGTCAAGTCTATGTCTGTTTAGAAACGGGTCGTGATGGAACTGGTGCTGCTGTACCATCAACTGTACAACCTACTCATGCTAACCTTGATTCTCGTAGAGAAGCAGATGGTTATGTGTGGAAATTTTTATTCACAATTAGTGCAGAAAGAGCAAATAATTTCCTTTCAGGCAACTTTATGCCTACTTTATTACAAGGTGCAACAGATTCAAACTCTACTGGTATTCAATTAAAACAAAAGGCAGTACAAGATGCGGCAACTTCAGGTGAAATTCTAAGTATTATTATTACAGATGGTGGGGCCGGTTATACAGGTGTTCCTACTGCAACACTTACAGATCCAAGTGGAGCGAATGCTTCGTTTAATATTACTATCGATTCTGCTACAGGACAAGTTGTAAGAATTCGTATGGATGATAGCACAAACGGTGATGTTGCGGGACATGGATCTGGTTACACCAATCCTGCAATTACGTTTAATGGTGGTGGTGCTACAAGAAACGCTCAAGCTCGAGCAGTACTCGGACCTGATTCTGGTATTGGGCGTGATCCTCGCGAAGATTTAAAATCTGCTTCAGTAATGTTCCATGCGGAACTGAGAGGTACAGATAGTGACTTTATCGTAGATCAAGACTTTAGACAAGTCGGATTGATTCGTGATATTAAGAAAAATGATAACACTATCTTCGGTGAAACAACTGGTAATGCGCTGTTCTCAATGAAATTAAGTAGCATTATTACAGAGTTCACAGCAGATAAAATCATCGAAGGACAGACTACTCTTGCACGTGCATATATAGATGAAGTAGATTCAAATATTCTTTACTATCATCAAACGACAGAAACAGGTTTTGTAGCTTTCCAGAATGGTGAGCTTATTGAAGAAACAAACGGTGGTGGTGAGGGTGTTATTGATTCTGCCGCTATATTACCTGAAGTATTACCTTCAACAGGTGAAGTACTCTTTATTGATAACAGATCACCAGTCGATAGAAGTACCGCACAAAATGAAGATATTAAAGTTATTATTCAGTTCTAAGGATTAGAGGATGTCAACACTACTTAATTCAAGACTTTTAAGCAACACTTATAAAGACGATTTTCTAGATAGTGATAGCTATTACAGAATTCTCTTTAACAGTGGACGTCCTCTGCAAGCACGCGAACTTACGCAGATGCAGACTATTATCCAAGAACAAGTTAAAAGATTTGGTAATAATATTTTTAAAGAAGGTGGCGTCGTAAAA